ATGGTTATGCTGCGGAAATAGTTTTATTAGATGGAACTTCTGCTGCACCAACTGAATTTGGAGAATTTGACGAAGATAGTCCGACAATATGGAAACCGAAAGATGTATCTGGATTATCATTTGGAACAAACGGATTTTATTTAGACTTTGAAGATAGTAGTAATTTAGGCAACGATGCCAATGGTGGAACAGATTTAACAGAAGTTAATCTAGCCGCAGCAGATCAGTCAGTTGATACTCCAACGAATAATGCGTGTACTTTAAATTCTTTAGCAGTTGCAACTTCATCAGCTCTTGCTTTTTCAGAAGGTAACAATAAAATATATCATAGTGGATCAGGTTGGCGACCAGCTTATGGAACCTTTCCAGTTAGTGAAGGAAAATGGTATTTTGAAGTAAAAGGATTATTATTCCCTGGCACAAGTTACATTCAAATTGGTTGGGTATCTTTAGAATATACAGGTGGCGGAGATTCTGCATTAACTGATGAAATACAAGGTTGGGGAAATACTGCTCCAGCCGCTGTCTATGATAGTAGATTAGGAAAAGTATATTGGCAAAATGTTTCAACTAATGGAACTACTGCTTACGGAGATAGTTATACGGCTGGTGATGTTATAGGTGTAGCACTTGATCTTGATAATGATAACATTTATTTTGCAGAAGATAACACGTGGAAAAATTCAGGTGATCCAACTTCTGGCTCAACAGGAACAGGAGCATTTAGCATAGTATCTGGATATACTTGGGTTCCATTTATAGGTTTAAACAACGCAACAGCAGAAGCAACATTTGCTAGTCCAGTACAAGCAAATACTTCTGATGCAACAGATGGAAATAGTCGGGGTCAGTTTGAATTTGCTCCCCCTTCGGGCTATCTAGCGATCTGTTCGAAGAACACAGCATAGGAGAAATTATGGCTTATACAACAATAGACGATCCTGAAGCATATTTTCAAGTAAAATTATATACTGGAAATGGAAGTGCTGATCACGCAATGACTTTTGATGGTGATACAAATATGCAACCAAATGTCGTCTGGATTAAAACAAGATCAAATAGTTCAAATCATCAATTACACGCAACTCACACATCTGAAACTTATCATTATATAAGACCAAATTCTGATGCAGCAGAAATTACAAGTAATAGTACTGCTCTTACTTCGTTTGATTCAGATGGATTTACCATAGGAAGCGATGGAGTAATTAATGAAAATACTTATACCTATGTCGCTTACTGTTGGAAAGAAACAGCAGATGCAGGAATGGATATTGTTACTTGGACAGGAAATGGTAGTAATAGAACTATATCTCATTCTTTATCAGCCGTTCCAAAAACAATATGGGTGAAAGAAAGATCAAATGCTACAAACTGGGCTATCTATCATCAAGGTGCAGGAAATACTAATTTTTTAAAATTAAATGATACTGCGGCAAATGAAGATACTGATAACTGGCAAGACACAACTCCAACATCATCGGTTTTTAGTTTAGGTAGTGGAGGTCAAACAAATACTTCAAGTAGAACTTATGTAGCTTTTTGCTTTGCAGAAAAACAAGGCTACAGCAAGTTTGGATCATATGAAGGTAATGACCAGTCTAGTGATAATGCGTTTGTTTATACTGGGTTTCGACCAGCTTGGGTTATGATTAAAAATACCGAAAATACTTATGGTTGGGTAATAGTGAATAATAAAGCACTTGGATATAACCCAGATAATAATTTTATTTATGCAAATGCTACTGATACGGAAAGTACCAACGATTGGGTTGACCTATATTCTAATGGTTTTAAAATCAGATCAAATACAGCTAGAGTAGGATCGGTTAATGAAACATATGTGTATGCTGCTTTCGCAGAAGCACCATTCGTCAATTCAAATGGAGTACCTTGTAACGCGAGATAATTATGCTACAAAAAATTAACATAGCTCCTGGATTTAACAAGCAAGTCACAGCCACTGGCGGAGAAGGCCAATGGGTGAGTGGTGACTATGTGCGTTTTAGATATAATTCCCCTGAGAAAATAGGAGGTTGGTCTCAATTAGGAGATAAAACCATCACAGGACGAAACACGGCTTTACACCATTTCGTTAATGCAAGTGGTATTAAATACGCCGCTTTAGGCACGAACCGATTTTTATACGTCTATTCAGGAGGCGCATTTTATGATATAACTCCTCTTAAAAGTACGACAACGTTAACCAATGCCTTTACAACGACCAATGGATCAACATCCGTCACGATCACGTTTGCAAGCACTCATGGAATTAACAAAGGGGATATTATTCTTCTGGATAATTTTACTGCTATTACCAATTCTAATTTTAGTTCTAGTGATTTTGATGATAAGAATTATATGGTTACCTCCGTTCCAACCAGTACAACGATTACGGTCACGATGGCATCCTCGGAATCCGGATCCGGAGCAACCACATCCGGAGGCATAAGAGTCAAGCATTATTATTCCATCGGCCCTGCCGTTGAAGAATCAGCAGCCGGCTGGGGCTTGGGGCTTTGGGGTGGTACTAAATTAGGCGTGGGAACATCCACTTTAGATGGAGCATTAACAGATGCATCAACCAGCATTGTACTCGATGATTCAGCCTCGTTTCCTGCTACAGGTACGGTAGTCATCGATGACGAGCGTATTGCTTATACCTCAAATACTTCAGGTACAGAAACGTTAGGAGGATTAACTCGAGGATCTGATAATACAACCGCAGCAGCACACTCGGACGGAGCAACGGTTACGAATGCATCGGATTATACCAAATGGGGTGCATCGCAAACGGGAGACATCATTACGGCTCCTGGCGTGTGGACGCTTGATAATTATGGAAATAAACTCATTGCAACGATTACCGATGGTTCAACCTTCGAATGGAATTCCGATGCCGATAGCGCAACGTCGACGAGAGCTACGATCATAGCTAATTGTCCCACAGCAGCGATACAAACTTTAGTATCAACACCCGATCGTCACTTAATTTGTTTTGGAACGGAAACGACCATTGGAACTACATCCACGCAAGACGACATGTATATTCGTTGGTCCGATCAGGAAAGCATTGATGCTTCAACGTCTTGGACGCCATCTGCAACCAATACCGCTGGAACACAAAGACTGGCCGACGGAACACGGATCATAGCAGCGATTCGAGGTCGTGACGCCATTTACGTTTGGACCGATACTTCATTATTCATTATGAGGTTTGTCGGAGCACCTTTCGTATTCTCCTTTCAACAGGTGGGTACGAACTGTGGATTGATTGGAAAGAACGCAGCGGTGGAAGTTGATGGTGCCGCATACTGGATGTCTGAAAATGGTTTCTTTAGGTATACGGGTAAACTGGAATCACTAGCGTGTCTCGTTGAAGATTATGTTTACGATGACATTAATACCATTCCTAAAAATCACATTTACGCAGGACTAAATAATTTATTTGGTGAAGTGACGTGGTTCTATCCAGGAAGTGGTGCCGCATCGAACAACAGGTCAGTCACTTATAATTATATGGATTCAACAGTGGAAAGACCCATATGGACGACGAGTTCTTTATCTAGATCCACGTGGTCTGATTCTCACATTTTTGGCAAGCCGCACGGAACGGAATATGATTCATCAGCAACCAGTGATGAAACCGTAGGCAACACCGATGGTGTCACAACTTACTATGAACACGAAACGGGATCGAATCAAATTAAAGCAGGAGCAACCACAGCGATTGCAGCTAGCATTCAATCAGGTGATTTTGATTTGGATCAAAGAGGACTTGCAGGAGATGGTGAGTTCATGATGAAAATTAGACGAGTCATTCCTGATTTCTTAAGTCAAACGGGTGATGCAAGAGTGACGCTAAATTTAAAGAATTATCCAACGGATTCTGAAACGAGTTCTTCACTAGGACCATTTACGACGACAACTAGTACAACAAAAATAGATACAAGAGCACGTGCACGTGCTATAGCTTTAAAAGTAGATAACACGGGTATTACCCAACACTGGAAACTAGGTACATTTAGATTAGATATACAACCGGATGGAAGAAGATAATGATAGATAAAAGTATTAGACAGCATTACCAAAGTGGAAAAGAAGTTGGTCCTTTTAAAAAA